GCGTAGTCGTGGCTTTTTCTGTCATGAGTGTCTGCCATCTCTTCTAATAGCTTATAGAAGAGTGGATTACCCCGTTGACGCTGGAATCCTCGAATAGCTTGTTGTAATTCACTGCCGCGCATTCTTGCTTGGGATGGTTGCTTCATTGGTTGTTTTTACCCATTTGGAAATCTCAATGATTGACGTATTAACGTCGAGTAGTGCAGCAGTAATAAATTCAACTGCTTGACGTTGTTCAGTCATATCGAAGTTATTATATTTATTGATAAACTTACGTCCGTCCATCAATACAATTTGGATATAGTATTTTTCGTTCATGGAATCCTCTGTTGTATTCTTCCAAATACCGGATGTTTCATTGTTGGGATTTCATCCCCGTCGTTTAATTCCCCAAAAGATTCATGCTCTACTACAATCCAGATACCCCATGTCGTTAATCAGAATTTTCCGATATCTCATTGGTCCTCCTTATGATTGGAGAGGGGTTATTAGCCCCTCCCCTAGTTGAACTAATACAGAAATGCCGAACACGACGCATCATTGATGCAATCATTTTCAGCCACTTCAAACCAGTTAATATCATCGGCAAACCAACCGATGACAAACGCAGCACCATTGGCAACCCATCTCCACATAACGGTCCTCCTTTGGTTGACGATTATAGTTTGAGTAGTCTGTCTAGGACGTCATCTGGTGTATGGCCGTCCCATACGGGCGCGTTCTCGCGCTCAATGCAATACAAGTGGGACCACCATTCTAGAGGAAGATGGTAACTGATTTGTTCCTTCTCTCCTCTAAAATTGGTAGTAATGATGCCGGCGATGAACCATCCCTCATACATAGTTCCGTCGCTATGTAACTTGGACTTCCAACAAATGGAATTACATCCAAGTGGTGTGACTTTTGAGTCTAGCACTTTAATCAGAGCACAGAAAAGTGCATGACGATGATTATAGAGTTCAGTCATGGTATGATAACCATCACTGACATCCTCTCCCCAAACATCGGCGCTTAGGGAGTTATTCCAACTGTATTCCGTTGGGTTCTTAACCGTGTATTTCGTGTTCTTCATTAGTCCAATGAACCAGCCGCAGTTCTTGGTTCCACTTCTGGCTTGTGGCGCGCGTATGCCGCATTAGCGTGCATCATGGCATTCTCTAGGTCTGTGAGCACCTGAGAAAACTCCCTGGTCTTAAGAGTAGAATCAGGAAGTAGACTGATTAACTGTTCCGCCGCGCCACGACATATCAGTCGAATATGTTCGTGACTAACCATTTCGTCTTTATTTCTTGGGGGATAGTGCTGAAATCTCTTAGTAACTTTATCGAGCATGGTGCTTTTGGTATTCATTTCCAGTCTCCTTTACTAGCCAGTGTGGAATCTTTCGTGGAGAGAAGCCAATGAAATCTAGTCGGGCATTTAGTTTTCCAGATAATAGTTGATACATTGACTCAACTTGTGCTGCTGCTCCGTTAAAAGAAATAGGAGCATTATATTCCCAGGAGGCACCAACTTGAGTTCTAATAACATTAGGGGGGAATCTAGTTCGACTGATAAGCAGGCGCAAACCCGATTGAAAGTCAAACACGTATTCCCTAAATTGGCCGGGCCTTACTAGCATGGGTTCTGTCACTTCCCATATCTTCTCTAAGGCCAAGGGAAATCGCTCTATTAATTTCTTAGTAGACTGTGGTGAGAATGGTAAAGGAGGGGGGTTCTTCTTCGCCATAGTTAACCTTCCATTAAATCTTTCCTTATTTTACCTGATAGGAACTTTCGCATTTCCTCAACTTGGTCAGAAGGCATTCGATAGATGATTTGATTACCTGCTGCCTCTGTCACAATCATTCCTGTATTGTGAAATGAAAGCATAAGGTCATCAAACTCTGCCGAGTCGCTATAGTGCATCCACATTTTCTTCATTAGCATAGTTCGTGATACCATGTTATTATCACGACCCATTAATTCTCTTATTACTTTAGCTTTTAGCGCAGCGGAACTACTCATACCGCGCCGACCCATAGTAGTTTGTCTGATATTTCCAATTAGTTTTTCACAGACGACAAAAGCCAAATCAAGGTCTCTTATCGTTATTTCTAAAGTAGGCTGCCTAGCTAAAGCTAAGAGCATAGCAACTTTGAGAACAGAATCGCCGAAACGATTGAGAGTGCCTGTTAAGTCTTTTACTCCTGAATCTTTGACCTGTTTTCTAAATGCATTATACCAGTCATCGTAGTGCTTTCCTACGGGAGTCATTGAATTATCTGGATTAAATGTATCTACAAATCTCCCTTGTAGTTTAGAAAGTTCGGTAAGATACTTAGCTAGTTCGTCAGGTTTAGGGGGATTAGTCAGACGCCGCATTAGTGAATTAATAGTCTGTTCTTCTTTCTCATAGATGACGAACGTTCTGGCAAGGAATCCACCTTGGATATCCTTCTTGCCAAAAAATTCTTCAGCATGAGCTTCATTAATTCCACCTAATAAACAGACAGTTGGGTCTTTTAACTGGAACTCTTCTGACTTAAGAAGAGAATCCCATTCATCTTTATTATAATGTCGATCATACAAGTCAGTTAAAATAGTAAGTGCTGCACTATCTTCGACAATTGAAGAAGATAATTCAGACGAGCAAATAAATCCTACCGACTTATTGATTACCTTGCCGCCAGGAATCGTATAAGCCGTAGAGAGTTTCTTCATAATACCCTGAATCGAACTGCGCCCGCTGATGATTCGAGTATTATTGACCTTCCTAACCAAAGTTTTGGCTAGCGCAATAGGTGGACCTTTCTTAAGTCCACTCTCTGCGTGAAGTATGACGTAGATATTTGGATATAAGTCGTATGCCTCACCACGACTTAACCAAACATTATCCTTGACGACTGCGCTAATAGTGCATAACCCACTCCAAAACCAAAAGGATTTGGGTGACTCTAGTTCACTATGTTGTTCGACTAATCCCTTTAACCAATCCATCTTTGTTCAGCACGATAACTAACCAGTTACCACAGAGTTCACATTTTGGCGCCGGTGCAGAAGTCAAAATAATGTATTCACAAACTAGACAGGCGCACTCACGTTCTCGTGGGTTGCGTAAGTCTTTTTTGTCAGAAGGGGATGTCATCATCCACTTCTTTCTGTTGTTTTGCTGATGCCTCCCTATTAGCAAGAGACACCAGCAAAATCATCAGTTGTGCCGCTAGGTGAATTACTGAGTCGGCAAGAATGACATCGTGTGATTGCACACTGAACTTATCATTCTCGTCGCTCTTAGCATTTACAATTAGTTCATATTTCATACTGGTGGTAGATTGTAAACAGCACGCAGTTCATTGATATGCTTCTTGAAGGATTCCTCCCAAGGAAGTTTACCTACGTAATAGTCCCATGCAGCCCTGGACGAATGAACTGAAATCATTCCAGGGTCTTGTGGGATATTGTTGTCGATGTAAACCCTGTTACAGGCTTCACCGAACTCGATTGATTTGGCCTCATCATATGGAATCATAGGGTCAGGCTCCGGTTCCGGTTCAGGAATAGGTTGACCGTTTTTCACGGCTTTTAGTGTTTCACATATTTGTTTCCAGTTGGTAATATCTCGGAACTTCTTCCACTCAGGATGGAATAGGGGCCATGCAGGGTCTAGCTTGTGGCCCCATACCCCTGGCTCAGTATGAAGAGTAAATCCAATAGCATTACCCTTCACTGCTTCTTGCATGTTTGCGCCAAGTATAGCTGGATTTGTGATATCCCCACCAGCACTCGCGCCCGGTCCCATAGGCTCACCGTCAAGATACCTATTAGGGTCAACACGATGGATTGTGTTTGGATTCCAGTGGTTACTTGGACGAGTGCTATGCAGGGTTCTACCGTTTGCTTCAGGTAGTCCTCCATGCATGTTGTCGATTTCTTGTTTTACTACGCTATCAAACTCTTGTCCGCCCATGACTGAATTGGGCGAGGATAACGCAATAAGAATGTGTGATGGAATCTGTGAACGCAACCTACGCGCCATTGCGCGACACCATGCGCGATTAGAACCATTTACTTCATATTCATTCCATATTTCCACCATTACGAAATCATTTGGAAATAGATTGATTAGTTTGGCAGCGCTATCGACAATAGCAAATCGCTGCTCTTCAGTTTTATACATATCCCCGACAGTTCCATCGGGATTAAGTCCACCACACAAAGTGAGATGAGATTTCAGGAAATGTGTTTTCAATAGTTCCATTAGACCTTTAGCTATATTGAAGTGCTGAGGGTCATTGAAGTTAGTGCCTACTATTGACCAGGGGTCTTGACCAGTTACAAAATTACCGCCAACAGTGAAGAACCAACGGATGTAATCTCCTTCCAGGTCTTTCTTAACAGCATCCAGAGCTTCGTCCAAATCCGAACGGAAACTCTTGTATCCTACCCATGCCCAGAATACTGATTTACCGAGTAAGGTATTGGACGGGGTAGGTTCCAAACCTTGATTGTATTTGGGTTTTGTGGGGTCGTCCCAATCTGATGCCTGATATCTTGGTGTTGTATCAGGTTGCCAAGTAGGTCTTGGGTCAGGGTCGGATGGACCCGGATTAGCTCCTGCCACGAAATCCACGGACTGATAAGGGGCATCACCGCCTCCTAGATATAGTGCAGAATCCTCAGCACGTCCATCGATTTGTGTCTGTCCCGGCTTCTTAATAAGATGACCCCACTTAGGGTTTTTCTTATGAAGTGCTAGAACTGACGCCTGAGTATAGGCGCGCAAGCCTTCATGAGTTCGTAGTTTCCAGTCTCTTTGTTTGTAGACTGCTTGGATGACAGCTTCATCATTTGGTGCTAAGGCCATGTGACCCCCTAATCATTTACGTAAAACGAGCGTATCTCTGCTTTCCTACGTTCTTCCGCATTGTAGATTAGGGTTGTTAGTTTAGAATCCTCAGGTAGGACAACACCTGAAAAGACTTCATTAGGTGTTGGTAGAGGCATGGTTAGTTCTTGTATTGGTTCGTATAGTGGAACGTTCTTCATCTTTCTTAGTTCCATGTAGTTATATCCGATTTCAACTTCACATGGAACTATCAAATCTCTACGCGATATGCTGCAAGTATCAAATCGGATAGGACGTTCCATCTCATATTTGATAAGACCTGACATTTCGGTATGAAAGCGTTCTTCAATTGAGAAGAGTAGGGAATCGTGAGATTCCATGATAATTTTGATAAATCGGTTAGACTTTTTAATTCTGAGCGCGGCCGCTTTAGTATTGTCAGTAATGGAGCGTTGGGGGATATAAGAGAATGCCTGTCGAAAAAGCTCGTCTCCCCATCGCTCATAAAAAGTGCGAACTCCTCCTGTTTTGGAGTTAACTCCGTAGGGAACAGGAGCCACAAGTCGTCTATTTTTACCCAAAGCATCGATTACTCCTTTATGGAAGACTTGTTGGATTTTCGGTTGCTTCGAGTGGAATATTTTAAGGGCACGTTCTGCGATTGCCTCAGTAATACTAATTGGGACTTTATACTTTCGAGCATCTGTATTAACGCTAATAGCTGCCCGTCTTTTACCAGCACCCAAATGTCCGGCGTGTCTAAGAGTTTTACCGGCAAATCTAATTGGATGCTCATATCCAAGTTTCTTTTTGGAATAATCATCCTCAGTTCCGCCGAAGAACCATGTTGCCGTAAGTGCATGATAATCTCGTGCGTCGATATCGGTAAGGGCTTGTTCATCATTAGCCAATAGAAATACCACACGAGCTTCGGCCTGTGCAGAATCCGCCTGCAGGAATATTTCACCCTTATCGGGAACATACATTTGACGAATATCGTTACCAATGTCACCATGCTTAGTTATGGTTTGAAAAGCAACACCTAAAACTCTGTCTTTCTTCTTACCATTTTCATCTATTACTTCAACAATAGGTCGAATAGGTGGGTCTTGTTGTCCAGTAGAAGTGCGCCCGGTATCATTGCACAGAAAGAATGTTGTTCGCATCCGTTCATCATAATCAGGCATCGCCATTAGGTAATGCGACACTGATTTACGAACGCGCCTACCCTCTAAAACTAGTTCACAAATTCTTCTATGGGTTGGATTTTTTATGGCACTCTGTGAGTTAAGGAGTGCAGTAATTTCTTCCTCGCCGGTTCCTGATTTCCTAGGTAGTTTAAGATTATCGAATAGTAGAGTGGCGATTTGTGTGGGGCTATTGACATTAACTTCTGCGCCAACCAGATGAAATAGTTCATATCTAATTTTCTCATCCCACTCAATATACTTCGGTAGAAGAATATTGTCTCTAGTGTGTTTATCGACTCTAAAGCCGATGTTTTCCATTCCGAGATAGAGTTCGTGGAGAGGCATGATAAAGTTGGAGAAGTAATCTCGCATTCCAAGTTCATCGATATCGGCGTCCATTGCAAGGTCGATTTCCTTTGTAACACAGGAATCTCTCGCACATCCCAAGAGCAAGTCTTCGACTTTTCCGTGATACATTCCCTCGTCTTTGTAGAAAGGTTCTTCGGTAAAAAGACTGGTGTTGAAGGCGAGGTTTTTGGGGAGTTCAGGATTGATTGCGAAAGCCTTGAGCATAACATCTGAGGCAAGGCTTCGGATAATGAACCCCAATCGAGCAATTTTGTCTTGGTCATACTTGAAGTTTTGCCCAACGATATCGTTCTCTGCTAGAATCTGAGCGAGTAGAATCCACATAGACACCAGGTCAGAGTCTGGTATCTTACATACAGATTCTATTTCCCCCACATTCCATAGAGGAACTGTGAGTCCATGAAATGGAGTAAACGCAAGACCAACACAGAAAGGAATACACTGACCGCGCGCCTCGATATCTACTGCGGGTTTAGTGTAATTACGGTATTTCTCACGAAATTCGTGTAGCATGTATGAGTTTCGCGCGATTTGGAGATTACGGGGAGGAAGTTTTAAATCTGAAAAAGTTGCTTGACCGACGGCACGCTTAAAATCAAAGAGCATAATCTGCCGGTTCCAATAACCGACAAATTCCACATCCGTCGCTTGCCAACTAAGATGACAAGGATTATAGGTAGGAATGAACTTTCGTCCCATACCTAATAGTATTGAGCCACGATATTTATCTATCTTAGTTTTACCAGTTGTGGCCCATAGTGGAGTCTTGCCCAACCCAATAATTACGTTAGGTTGAATGGCATTTACTTCTTGTTGTAGTTCACTTACTTGTTGCTGTAAGTTAATGCCGTGTTGTTGAGCGCGCACGGCGAAGGGAATACTTTTCTTACCAGACTTTGGTGATGGGGGAACATGATACTTACTAACAGCAGTTTGCCAGCATTGTTCCCTACGTATACCAGCTTCTACCAAAAGGAAATCTAATTCGCGCCATTCTTTAGCAGCGAATAGCTTTCCCTTTTCTGCATCCTCATAGGTAGGGCATTCGCAAAGTATCATTACCTTTGCATTCACCGGACCCTGACCACAGATGTATTTATCGCCCATAGAGAAGATATCTTGATTCGTCGGAGTTATTGTCTTTCCAAGCTTTGGACTGTTGAATACGACGCGCTATATCTCTTTCGAGATAAGCAATCGCTTCATCTACCTTGGCATCCTTACCATCAATTCTATCTAGAACTGATAGTACAACTTCTAGTTCCTTTCTAGTCATTCTCGCTCCACTAAACTAATGATAAAAGGCATGTCTGGTTCATGAGTTTTCACTAGTTTCCATGTTGCTCCATATTCGTCTTTATATAGGAAGTGGTCTTCAGTTTCAGTCATTCTGCCGGCAATTAGTCTTCCGATTTCCAATCGTGGAAAGAATCTTCGGATGCGAGACTTTACAGAATCTATGAGAGATTCATAAAAGGGCGAGACTATTAATTCACTGAACTCAAACCCATAAGCTTGAGATTTTTCAGTGATGAGAATAAAACAAGTGCCCTTATCATCAAAAGCCATTCTCACAGTGGATGCAAATTCAGTGCATTGATATTGTTCACCTAACTACTCGTAGGTAGGTTCACATTGACTAGTAACAACAGCAATGTAACGCTTAATATGCTTTGGAGTAACGTAATCTATTTCTCTCATGACAAAAAGTCTCCTATTCTTGGCAGCGCCCAGTATCTTTCAATTAAAAATCCATCTGTATCGTAGACGGATTTCAATAATACAACATCTATTCTAGTAAATCCCTCCGGCACATCACCTTTGCACCGGAACCATTTACCAGTAGATATTTGCTGGACTAGTGTGTAGGAACCACAATACATGCGTTGTGCATCGTAGTCACCATCTAAGGCCGAGAGGGGGATAGTCCAGTCATTCATGATGTTTTATAGGTGTAGAGCCTCTCTAATGTTTCTTCCTAGCGTTGTGAGAGATGCTCTTTGAACTCTAGAGTTCTATCACAACCTTCTAGGAACTCTGTTTCCCAATCAGTAAGTTCCTCTGATGCTTCAGTTCTGAGAGCATCAATCCAACTCTTCAGAACTTCTCTTGTTTGTGGCTTCCAGATGTTTCCCATAAATCTCCTTATGACTTCCCAGGTTATTGCTCCTGTGGCTTTTTGTGGGGGAGTTCCTGAGAAGAGGACTCTTCTCTCGTCATCTTCAAAGAATTCTTTTTGTTTCGGATGCGGTTTCTAGATTTCCATATTACCCACACTGGTTTAGAAGCAGGTTGACCTTCATTAGTCAAATATAGCCAGTATCCATTCCATGAATACGTATTACGAGTAAATTGCCATATACGTTCACAGACTGGACACCATGCAGTAGTTTGAACTAATGATGACCTAATCGAATGAGAATCATGATTAGGGCATCTTTCCTGTCTCTTGCTCCGAAGCCAATCTATTCGTTTGATTGTAGCCACGGCGCTTCAGATGGTTTAAGGCTATTTGACGATTAGCACAATTAATAAAAGTAGGGTCCTCATAACAGGCGCGCGCCAGCTTAAGACTCTCCGATATGAATCCTAAGCTGACGTTGAAATACTTCGCCGTTCGTTGCATCGTCCACTTTTTCTCAATGTGGGACTGACGTAGGTGGAAAATTTCCACTATTGCTGCTCTCTCGTGCCACTTACTGCTCTTGTGGAATTTTTTCCTAAACGTCATGCCTCGTCCTCAATCACACGAATGCGAATAGCGCGAATGCCACGCTCGGGATGTTCCATCGTTAGAAACTCTACTTTCATTCCCTTCTTCAAATCAGGAAAACGCAGAGTATTCTGCAAAAGTCCTGACCAGTGGAAGAAAATACGAGTGTAGGGAATTTCTTTCGATGAGATGAATCCCCAACCTTTCGAAAGTTCCACCTTGATGATAATACCGCGAACAGGCTTACTGTTCTTAACAGGCATTTCATCTGCTATTTGTTCCTGTTCTTGAGGAACTTCGGGAACTTCAGGAGTTTCTTCAGTAGCACCAGAACCGAGAATACGCTGAATGAAAGTCATTACCGCAGTCCTTTCAAATTACTTCCTGTTATTTGGTTGTGGAAGTTTATTATCGGGCCAACTTCGGGCCATAGTTATATTAGTTAGAGTAGGGGCGGAGTAGGGAGAATTATATACGGCTCTAAGAGCTACGTCTCTCCCTACCCCTATTACTGACTAGTCCACATAACCATTTTTTGCTCTCGCCCCATTAAGTTGCATGAGGGTCGTGGAACTTAGGTTTAGTTTTCCAGTCAGTAAATCTTGTTAGTTTTCTTCTTCGTCTTCACTGAGGTCATCGTCTTCGTCTTCTTCGTCCTCAGCGATTTCATCTTCTTCGTCCTCGGGAGTTGCATCATTCACGAGTTCGTCGTCAGTTGTTGTTTCTTCTTCAGTAGAATCAGCTGCAAACATTCTAAGTGTCATTTCTCTGTCCTCTCTATTAGGGTTTCCGCGAGTAAGATATGCACCCGGCCGTCATGGCATCTTTATCATGACTTTCATTTCTGCCAGCATTCTCACCGTATCGTCATACGGCTAATGGTTCAGCAGACCCTTTGAAAATGGTTTTTATCTCAGGAATCAGCCGGGTGACTTGTGTTACGCCGCCTTACGATACTTATGGTTCACACGATTCACCGTGCGACCCTGATAAATATCGTTCTCAACGAATACGTCGATTTCCTTGCCTGACGATGCGTTGAGGTCGAAACGCTGTCCGGGGGTAACATCCACCCCGAATGACTGGAGATAACCAATAGCAAAACCAATAGCCTTGCTATTGAAATTCCAATCGATGGGAACTCCGGCGAACTGTGTGTCGCCATTGTCCGCATTCCGAATGATGGTTGCCTCGACGGGGTAGTTCGTCGAGCCGCCATCATTCGAGAGCTTCTCACCCACGTTATCAATACGCAGGCGATACCATGCAGGCGTTACGACGGTGCCGCGTCGTAGGTCTTTCTCCGAAAAAACAACAGTAGGCATTTCTCAGTCTCCTTAGCGTGTGAAGCTAGATAGATTGTTTGGGGTTGTTGGTTGTGTGGTTGTTTGTGTTGCTATTTCTCCTTTTAGTTTGGCTATTGCTGGTGTTAAGAATTCGGTATAAATCGGCTTGTCTCCGAATTCTATTTTAGCGGGAAGGTCTAATGCGGTGCGCGCAAAGTCGATACCCGAATGATGCGTATACATCACTAGGTTGCCGGGAGTTCCTTCGATGAAACCTTTTTCATAACCGAAGTGATAAACCTCGGTGCAATAAGCAGGCATTTTTGCAGCCACTCTCTTACCGGCAGTGACGATAGTTCTGCTCAGGACTTGTTGATTTTGCACCATCTTTGTGACTTCCATCACATGAGCAATCAAGATGATGTTGACTTTCTTTCCTTGAGACTTTTGGTAGCTCTGGATGTCCTTTGTCAGTGCGATTAGTTCGTTTAGTGCTGAAGACTCAGCATTGTAGTCTTCAATTTCATTGATTGCAATACCAGCAATAGTTCTGCCCGCATCCGCGCCCGATTTGCGTGCGCCAGTTTTAAGTTTGAGTGTTTGTCGTAGCGTCATGTCCGCACATGATGTTAATGAGTCAAACACTAGAGTAGAGAAAGGGCAGTTTAACTGGAATTGCTCAAGCTTGTTGCGAGCACCATTCCAATCTTCATAGTCATCGTATTGAATCAGCTTAGGATTGATTCCCCACTTACGCATGGGAACCATGATGCCCTGCATCTTCCTATCCCAGCTAAACCAATACTGTGGTGTTGGGAATGATAATGCTTGTGTTGACTTCCTAGTTCCGGGTTCACCTTTGAGCATGGCATAAATCATCTCAGGGTCTATGGTAGACATATCAGGCATCGTTACTCCATGAAAAGTTCGGTCAATGCGTCGCTCTCAGGGTCACTCACGCCGCGCGTGCAATCGGGGCAATGAGGTTTAGTTAGGGTCATGGCAATCTTAGTCATGACCATAGGCTTACCACAGCGATTACACTCGCAGAGTTTGCCTTCGACAAGTTCTATTCGGTAGTAAGTTGTGCAGTCTGGTAACTGACACTTGAAGACTACAAATTTCTTACCGAGTGTTACTTTCTTGAAACGATGGAGATGACTAGATTTCTTCGGCATAATTATTCCATTTGACCGATTACGCCTTGAATTTTTTCCCTTATTTTATCAGTCTCGTCCAGAATAGCTTCGGTCGACTTAAAAACAGTCGAATCAGTTCTTCGTTGAGACTGTATTGTATAACAATTCATGCGGATTTGCCGCACTTCGTTCCACATCTCTATCCATTGCGCTCTAGTCAGACTCATTTTCTTCCATCCTTTCAATCATCATATCTACAGTAGCCTCATCACAGAATAATGCATCTCGCGCAGAGATGGATTGTGCCATGATAAATGAATTCATTGGCGAAGTTCGAATAAGAAATCGAACTAGTCGCGCTAGTGCGAGTAATTCTTCATTAGTCATTGGTTATCTCCAAAAACAACAGTTCGTTCTACTCGAACAACACGTATTGGATACTTACCATCTTCTGTCATCTTTGTTTTTATGTGATGGTAAGCGTCGCTGAGTTTGTTTTCCTTGTGAACGTAGACCCAATTGTGCGGGCCTAGTTTCACTTCTATGTGATACTTTATCAAAATCACCTTTCCATTGAAAACCACAATGAGTGCAGCGGTCAATAGCAACAGCATTCCAGTGACTACACGACGAGCAGTTCCACTGGATACTCATTCTTTCTCCATAAATGTCACATAGACCATTGCTTTATCGGAGTCTTTTATTTTAAATATTGAGCGACCATCAATAGTCATGATTATTGGTTTACGATTTTTAATTAGTTCGATTTGTTCGGCAGTTAACTCGATTGCGAAATAAGGAATTTTCCTACCTTCCTTAGTTATTGGACTATCCGCAACAAATCCTGTTTTAATTGTAAGGTCCATTTAGATATCCTCGAAGAACTCTTGCAGTAGTTTGTCTACTTTTTGTAAGTTGAATTTCTTTACGAGGACTTTATTCTCCTCATCTTCTCCAATTGCTAGAGTTTCGAGTTCTTCAGGACTGAGTAGACCTAGAACTCTATCTACAAATTCCAAATCCTCAGCCCATACTATTGGCACGGCGTAATTAGTATGGTCCGCTTGATTACCGCTATCATGGCTAATGAGTTCAAAAGCCTTGAATAGCGCGGGATGACTCTCAGCAGTTACTAGTATTACGTCTGATTTCATGCTTCCTCCTCATTCGAAGGATTCCATTCCGGTCCTACGTAGAAGTTCAGTTTCAGGTTCTGCTCGCGCATGCCTCTATCCGATGTGCAAACATCTCCTTCATAGAAGACGCAGTTACTGTATTTGTTCTCACAGTTGTTGAAGTTAGGGGGCCAATGGTCTGCTTCGTTATAGCTCAGCATCTGATAGGCATAAAATGGTAGTATTTCTGACTGCCATTCTATGAGTCTATCAGCCGAATAGCTTACCATCGGCCGCGTGAATTTCTCTGCTGCTTTCAGCGTAGTTTGGAACCCGATTTTGTTGATGATGACATTGCGCGTGCCCATGATATGACACTGACCCATGAACTGGTTATTCATTGAGTTAGTGTCACGACGTTGCTTCATTGTCTTGTGGTCTACAGAGTAAATACCCTGATTAGTATCTACGACCCAATCGAGTTTTGCTTTCCAGAGGATACGAATCTCATCATCCTGATAGAGAACCTTGCTCTTAATCACTTCAACTTCTAATGGAACCCAATAGTCATTGATGTAGTGAGCGAAGTATTCTTCACACGTTTGTAGTGCCCACTTCCATCCAATACGGGATGGACTAGTAGTGCTTTCAGGCGGTGTGTTCTTCACGCCTGGAAATTCATTGACAGGATGTCCACATGGTGGTTTAGGAAAATCATTAGATGGAACGAAATCGGTGCAGTGTGGACAACCACGAATATATAGCTCTCCTGCCGCCATTCCATAAGCTATACATTGCTCTCGATTCATTCCTTGAATCTTCAGCTTATAGAATGTTTCGAGCACCTTATGAACAATACTCCCACACTCTAACGAGTTTGATTTACCATTGATACTCGTTAAGCGAAGATTAAATCGAAAGTTAGTCATTCGAGGACACGCCATGAGCGACGACAGTAATGTCGCGTCCATGACTATGTTCTTCTTAGGAGCAGGAATGATGTCCATTATTTTGTTATTGAACTCTCTCCGGTTCATCAATAAAGATGCAGGTATCAATCAGGCCTTCTACTGCTAATTGATACCAACCCTCTTCCATTGGTTCGTCAGCTAATGTAAATATTTTAACGATAGTGCCTCCGTCTGGCATTACGTAGACCCATCCATACCCAACCTTAAGTTGAGGTAGGTTCTTGGTCAGCACTGATATGCTGTATTTGGGGACGGGATACGCCACGAATTTTAGTTCCTTTGCAGAAGTAAAGAACATCTTCTACCTTATTTGGTTTAGTGAAATACAGTTGAACTAGTTCCTTGCTCTCGACCAACTTTTCGAGAATCTTCATGAATTGCGGTCCCTCGAAATGGACAGGATTGATACTGCCCATAACTTTTCGCGCCAGAGCACTTCTCAAAAGTCCACCATCTGTGTATTGCATGATAGACTTTATGGCGGCGATGATTTCCTCATCCGTTCTCATTGACGGTCCCACAACCAATCGCGCCAAAGGGGGTGGTTCAGATAGTAACTAACAGACATACCTCTGGTATATGCCCGCCTCTGAAGTTCCTCTTTCTGGTATTGACAGGGCGCGCCAGAGTGGCATACACTCCTTTTTTCTCTTTAGTCTTATTTATTACTCGTTTATCGAAGGTGACTGATGGCATGTTTCAATCTTTTCTATTAGTGCAATTTCAAATATGTCTGAGATTCTGATTGAATCTCTTGGCCATATCTAACAAATCTTTGTCCGAGAAATCATGTATTCTAAGTTTATTTAGTTCCAATTTCATTAGAAATATTTGTGCTGCCAAGCTACTAAGACTAAAAATGAGAGTGTAACAATTGTGCCATTAAAATAACTCCATTTCATTAACTGATGGCATAATGTTCAATCCTACTCTACTCCTTTTTCACTCTACTTCCCTCAACTAAGAGGTGCCGCCCAGCAGTAGAGTAAAGGTTAGCGCATGAACCTCCAGAATAGAGTAGGATTCAACACTCTACATTCCTACCATCAATGGTTTAGGCTGCTTTGGCCTAATGCTAGCTTTTGCAGTGATGTTAGTCTTACCAGTCTTCTCGCGCTCTCTCTGCTTCTTATTGAAATTAGCTACGATATTCTGTGCTAATTCCTTGCCTATTGCTGCCTCATTCCAACTGGAAGCTTGACCTTTGTTCATAGCATTGTGGAATTGATTACGCTTACGTTCCACAATACCGTCCAAGTGTTCATCGATAGTTCCTTCTGCTTGTGCATAAGAACCATTGACGAATGATGATGTCTGTCCAATACGAATGAATCGACCCTCTGCCTGTTCTTCATTCGCAGGATTCCACTGACGCTCATGCATTACGCAGTCTGCGCCAGTCTGTAGATTTAATCCCTCTCCCGCGGCTAGTGTAGACGCAATGAGAAGCGCGCGTGGTGATTGATTAAACTTCTCTTGAACTTCAAACCTTTCCTCAGCAGACATAGCGCCTGTTAGTTTCATAACAGGCATGATGTTGCCGTATTTCTCTGTTAAGTTATTCAACAGGATGCGCCCGACGTCCTGATGATGCACGAAGATAACTAACTTGCGGTCAGTTTCTTCTACGAACTCCTCTACAAATTCCTCTGTCGCAGGAACTTTCGCGAGTCCTGTAATATGCCGCATCCTAGCCATCTTAGCTAGTAGCTCCAATCCATCAAGATTCTCTTCTCCTCCGAGAACCTTGTCGTTATACCACTTGACGAAATCAGATTCTTCCTCGTCATAGGTATCTTGCTGGATTGAATCGAGTTGAACGTGTAATTTCATTCGATTGACCAGAGGAAGTTCTTTCATTACCTCTGTTCGCTCGAATCGAATGACGATATCTTTAATGAACTCCTTAAACTTCTCAGGGTTCCTAATGCCACCTTCCTTACGACTGGAACCTTCCCAATAGTATTGGACCCAGTTATCAAGGAACGCCTGATTACTATGGAACTTAATGGGGTCCATCATGTTCAACACAGGGAAGAACTCACTACCACGATTTTTCCACGGTGTGCCGGATAGCGGGATAACCTTAATTTCAGGATTCCCTACTAACTTACGGACTGCCTGTGTGCGACCTGAATCAGCATTCTTGATTTGCTGACATTCGTCCATCACAACGAGCTTAATCCCAAGCTTCTCCAGTTTCTCACGAGGGAATACACGGAGAAGGTCGTAACTAATAATGTAGGACTTGAGTCCAGGGAATACATAATCTTTGCTGGTAGTGATTACCATTGGTAGGAAGTCTGGGCCTAACCACCGGAAGATTTCCTTGAACCACTGGAACTTGATACCAGACTTCACTACATAGAGAACAGGACAAACCTTCTTAGCATGGAAATGAATGTATGCGAGCGCGCATACTGTCTTTCCTAGGCCCATCTCATGAAATACACCAGCACCCTTCTGTGCTGCTAGTGCCATTTCTACGAATGCGGCAGACTTGACTTGGAAGTCGAATAAGCGAAACTCTCCACAGTTATTGCACTTATTCTTGTCCCAATCATGCTTGCAGTTCTTGATTTCTTCTTTCCAACCATTACTAACCAGCGTTTCGAATGGCGTGCCGCGCTGGAATACTTTCGTTATGATATGAAAACAGTCCAACGTGATTAGCTTGACTGTATCACCTGTCTTATTGACAGTATTAACAGAGAACCTCTCGATTGCGACCTTACCGCAATCGGGGCATCTGTCTTGAAGTCTCGTTATCTTGTATTTTGGACGTCGAATAATTTCTTCATCGAAGTCCACTTCAACAGTAGCGTCACTACGAATAGCATCGATAATGGCAGGTGTCAGTGAGAGATTAGAGCAGGGGAATGTATTATCACAACCAATTTCCCTAGCCTTTGCGGCCCATACTTCATCATGATCATGACGTGGGCAAAGCGCGTGCGCTACTTCATGACGAATAGTGTTTATCACTTCGACATCTGGGTGAATATCGATATGATGAGCGTTCAGGATAATGACCTTATCCTTGTATGAGCACAGCCCTAAGAATGCTTGATTAGGGTCGGTGGTTTGACGCACGCCCCAATCATTAAGGCCATACTTATTCAGTTCCTCACGACAGAGTTGTGAAGCTAATAGTCTATCCATTAGTAGTTTTCTCGTATTTGATTAGTAGGAACCCACTTAGAGAAGCCTGGAGCATGGGGCAGATGTAAATCCTTAATACATTCCTCTACGGGCCAGCCTTTTGCAATGTGCTCATGAACAGTATATTTATCCACATCATTAGTGGATTCAAATATTTGACAGATTGAAAGATAGTTATAGCGGTCAGTCATTAGGACCGACCACTTAGTGGCGCCCTTACGTAGCACGCAAATAGTTATTGTCTTCATTAGTCTCTCGGGTCAGTCACTGAGTTGAGATAGTTCTGATATTCCTCAGTATGTTCGCCCAACATCTTATGGTCGCGCAACATGATAGCGTGATATGACACGGGACCGCCAAAGAATCTTTGTTTACATGTTGGGCAGTAATAGACTCGATGTCCGAGTTTTTTCATTGCGTCGAGGAAGTCATCTTCAGTCATTATTTCTCCTTAGTGATGCCTTAATCTGATTACCAATAAGATTACCGATAACCAATGCAGGGATTATCCACAGTAGGTCCAACTAGGTGAATGTAATCATTGAACAGTAGCCTTCGCAGCCTCAAGACTCTTACGCAATGCAATCTCAGCATCAGCCACGCTAATGCCCTTCGCAATGCACAACATCTGTAAAGTAGCTTCGTTAACGCCAAGTCTAAGCGCAGCGTTACGAAGTTCCACTTTATCGATTTTCGTTGACTTCTTGATAGCCTTAGGTCCTTTAGGAGTCTTAATAGGCGCAACAGGCTTAGGAGTGTAGTTGATATCAAGTAGCTTTAATTTCTCACGTTGTTCTTGACGTAAGAAATTCGATACCCCATTGAGGTATTGCTGTGCAGCACGCTGTTTATTGGACTCAGCGATAATTTGCTCGCCTAATCCGAATATTACGCCCTTGAAGTGATTCAATCGCTCAGTAACAACCTTAGCGATTGCGAATGCCTTATCATCCTTAGCGATTGATTCGTCCGCCTGTATAGCGCGCACGATGTCTTGAATAGCTACGGTTTCAGAATTAAATACATCAGTTCGCACTTGGACTGACGTATCTATTTTCTGTGCTGTGATGATGGTTTCCGATGCGGTAGCTACATTAGTCCTAATACGTTCCTTGGATTCCTGTAGTGATTTTTCTTCGTAGTCTAGACAGTCCTGGCAAAGCTTCTGTCCATACTTGAATGTAATGGCGGGATTTTCTTCACATGATTGACAGAGTAGAGTCTTGTCAATATTGATAGGTGCTGGCGCGCTATCTGTAGTGGGATTAGATGATGTAGCAACAGGAAGCGCGCCTGTTTCACTTGCATTAGTGACAGTAGTCTCAGTTACATTAGTTGTCATAATTGGCTCAGTTACAGGAGGTAGTTCCGATTTAGCTTTGTTTAGTGCTGCGAGTATGGCTAGTGCGTTCATAATATTAGTGTCTCCGAAACTGGACAGTGCTCTGGACTACAAGAGTGCAAGTTATGTGCCTAATGCCATACCAGGGGATACCACCACTATTAGTGTGTCAATTTCCTGACACCCCAATATGTAGTGTGCTTACAATAATGTAAATTCAAAAGCTTGGAGAATAATCCAATTACCTGAATGTCCACTTTTGAGGACAATTATATAATCCTATTACGACTAAACGCCTAATAGTTATCAATATTGATAGTGTGCATAAATCAATTCAGGGGTAAATCTTTGCCCTTTCCAAGCCTATTCTTCGCTCTTTCGTGGCCCTTTCCATGCCGACTGAAATCAGGCCGGGGGCGCTAAGTGCCTCATTTTGAAGGGCTTACGGGCTTTTCTTCGAACCCCCTATATATACTCCCTCCTGTAGATGCCTATATAATCACCTAAAGTGGACACTCTTATATGTGGGTTTTTAGTGATTAATATTATGTAAAAATATATAAAAAATAGAATAGAACAAAACCCCCTAAAACACTGTCCACTTTAGGTGATTATTGGTGTCGGTAGGGTGGGGAGTATATACACCCCCAAGCGACCGAAGCGACCTAAGTGCCTCTGAATGAACGACTTACGGCGAGCCCGGCGATTTCATTCGGGTAGGAAAGAGGTCGGAAACGACCGGGATTGGGCAGAGAAACGGCAGAGAATTACCCCTGAATTGATTTACGGAATTTTAGCAATAGTAGTCCTACATATAATATTAGTTGGTTGGGCCGATTGCCGATTCTAGGATGGCTCTGGGATGCCTCTAGGAACGAATAAGAGAGGCAAGGTGCGCGCGAAACGAGTAGGGGGATATCAGAAGTAGGGTGGGGCTGTGGAAATCGCCTCCTAGAGCTTCCTAAGAGGACTTTCGTTATAGGGGCGAAGATAATATAATATTGGTCCTAAGTAGTTTTAGCGATAAGCAGTAAATTTCCTACCGTAGGTAGGACTATCGCGATAAGCAGTTGGGGACGGAGACTCTAAATGTCAATTTACCCAAAAAATTTAACTTGAGGATTTTGCGCTCGGCTTAGCGCTTTTTGCGTAGTGGCTTAGGCTTAGCAGCTTTTGCTTCGATGCTCTAACCGAATTAGCTGCAATATGAGAGGTTTCCGGTGAGAGCAATCTCCTCGGCGAGATAGACCCTATCCGAGTTGAGATTTTCCGCGATTGTTTTGGCGAACTGCAAATCTCTTTCGATGTAACCGAGGAGCTCGTGAATCTTGTCTCCACAGGCATCCTCATTCTGAGATTGAATTGCCAATGTGGCAATCGAGCGGAGGCGTTCGCGAACTGCCTCAATTCCATTTGTTGCTTCGTCGTATCTTGTCATCTTGGTATCTCCCTTGCCGACACAGTCTGACAGTCTGGGGTATCGTATTGTCATTAGTTATCTCCAGTTTATAGAGTAGCGGGGACCGGATGTCTAGTCCAGTCCCCTGTCTAGCTCTGTGTTACGCCGTGGCGGTCTGCGCTGCGAGCAGGGCATCAACCTGCTTACGCGCCATGTCTTCCGAAACTCCCAAACGAATGAAGTCTCGAATCATGCGCTCTTTGATATCCTCAGGGGATACCTCAGATGGACGGTGCGGCGCCAATGCAGCCTGATAGGCGTTCGCGCGCGCGTTAGCCTTCAGATTGTCATTGACAAGTGAAACGAGGTTCCACTTTTTTTCCTCCAGAATTTTCGCAGCCTCTTCCAACGTTTCGGCTACGACGAATTCGAACGGCTTCTCTTGCTTCTGCCCTCGTTCTGCCTCGACCGGGGAATTCTCTGGAACTGTGAAAGTGAACTTCGCGACTTCGCGCTTCATTTTTATCATCCTTCTAGTTGGGCACTATTGCCCACGGATTGAATTGTCTCACGAGTCGGGGCGGATGTCAAGTCTTTCACTCGCCCCAAACGATGTTTTTCACTTTTTCTTGCTCCCTTCCGGGCTCTACCTCTCTGCCCTACAAACTACTTATCGGCCTGCGCCCGGGTTCCTTTATACCATTGTGGGATTCTACAATATTAGTGTGAAGGACTGTGTTGTTATGGACTATGATTGTCATAATGTAAAGTTTTGTGAAGGGTTCTTCACATTATTGCTCATGGTTGCACGTTCCTTCCCTGCACAAGGGGCACACCCCTACGCGTAGAGTCTCATCATTGCACACTATTTCGGGATATCGAGACTGCGCGTCGGGTCTTATTTTAACTCGGGTCCTGTTAAAACTCAATGGGTCCCATATTTATTGGGTCCCATATAATGAATAAAGAGAGAAAAATAGGATAGAGAAATAATATAATTGGGAAGTTCAGAGTGATTGACAGGCGGAGGGAACTGTGCTAGACTCCGGTCAGCTACTGGTGTAGACTGAAATGCTGATTATATAAGTAATAACTCATCATTTAGGTGAGAACCAATTTAGGTGAGAACCGACAGGGAGAACACACATGGCATCTCAGGCTACAATCACGGCGAAGATAGGACCAGGGGCAACTGCTACTGCACAGGTTTGGACTGGACTTAAGAAGTTTCATCTGAACCTTGGTGGAAAGAATACCCTAGAAGTATCAGGAGACCAGGGCGAGGCAATCTACGACGTGAACGCGACAACTACTCTTACCTGCACTATCACTGCGGGTGGGAACGCTACTATCGTCGTCTCTCAGTAGAACGAACAATGCCAATGGGAATTGTTTCAGACGATGAGTTTGAGGCAGAACTAAACAATAGTTCTGTCTCTCGACCCGCGCCCGCTTCAGTAATAGTGAATATTGAGAGAGGACGTGGAGAGGGGAATGTCGAAGTTCCTAATTCTCTACGTCAGATTATTGGTGAGACTCATCAAACTGACGGAAGACAAGAAGCACTAGCATTAGCGAAGGAATTCGGTATATCCCCTTCATCTACTAGTGCTTACGCGGTCGGCGCTACTTCAACTGCTTCATATAATGAACCTGTAAAGAAAAATGCTGATGTTGTTAATGATGCTAAGATGCGGGTAGCGACGCGCGCGCGCTCGAAAATGATGACAGCAATGAAACATATTACTGATGATAAACTAAGAGATACTAAGCCGAGAGAACTTGCGGCTATTGCGAAGGATATGTCGGCAGTCATAAAGAATATCGAACCTGAAGAGAAGTCTGGACATAACGGTGAAGGCGGTCCAACTTTTATCTTCTATGCTCCTCGCATCATTGAGGAAAAACACTTCGATGTAGTTCACGCGAAGGAGTAACATGGCTACGACTCTCCTAACAATCGGTCCAGTGCATACACTAACACAAGATGCGATTTATGCATTACCAGCGCGCGCCTGTAGAATGCAACTCACGGGTGCTGCAACAGGATTGGACATAGCGTTAGATGTTGCCATGACTGGGCCAATCCAATACGCTGATGAAGATTGGGAAACTGCTGGTGCATACGAAACTGGAATCCCCGTTCAAGGTGGATTCGTTCGTGCTACTGGTGGTGCAGCGAATGTCGTATTAGCAGCAGTCTAACGACATACGCCTATGGACATCTCAGGCGCCCAGACAGCAATACTATTCGGTGTTATCGCTAACTTCGTCGCACTAATTACATTAGGCTGGAAGGTCAGCAGGTTCATGTCTCACATGGAATTCAAAGTGGATTTAATGTGGACAGACTACAGCGAACGTAATAAAAGACGTGCATCGCGCCGGCAGAGAATGTTTGGAGTAGCTGACGACCATCTTGCAGAACCAGAAGGAGAATAGGAATGGAATCAATTTTTCTAGCATTAACTATCCTCGCAGTAACCCAACCCCCTGGACCTACTCTCAACCCTGGTCAAGTCTTCGCATTCGACTATTTGAAAGACGATTTAGCGAAATGGTCAATCACTCGTTTTGAGAGACGTATTGACAATGTGAAGTGGGAAACAGTTCCACTATCCGCCGGCACAGAACAACCTCCATCCGGCGAACCTCCTGTTATTCTGGTTACTTATACCAGCGTCCCGCCTGCACTTACTACCGGAACACATACTCTCGATGTTCGCGCATGTAATGCGTCATCTTGTAGTCAGCCATTGACTCTAGGATTCAACGCACAGTTGGAACCAATTCCGGTTATCAACATCAGGATTCAACCTGTTAAGCCGCCATCTGACTAATGGCCTTTGATAAGGGCTTCTGGAAGCCTAATCCTAAGCAAGAAATATTCTTAGCACTACCCACAACTATTAAAGAGGCGTTTTACGCCGGTGGAGCGGGTAGTGGTAAGTCAGATGTTCTATTAGTCTATGCACTAGTTAGAAAATGGTATCAGAATTCGCGTTTCAAGCAAGTGTTCATGAGGCGAACGTATCCTGAACTAAAGAACGAAATCATCCCGCGTAGTCGGGATATATTCTTAAAGTTCGGTGCTACTTTCAATAAGTCCGATATGGCGTGGACCTTTCCGCGCGAAGACCAATTCGGTGGAACTGGATTAACTAATCTCGGAGCAATAATATTCCTAGGTCACTGTGAGCATGAGGACGATGTTCACAAGTATGACTCAATGGAAATTAATCTTTATACTCCCGATGAATTAACTTCGCATACTGAGTTTATTTATCTCTATATTGGATTTACTCGTGTTAGAACTAGTGACCCTACACTACCTGCAATTATTAGGGCAGCAGGAATGCCTGGTGGAGTAGGGCACACATTCGCGAAGAAGCGGTTTGTTGACCCATATAAGAAGGGTGGTAAGGTAATCATAGGTCGGGGTGGAATTAAGAGAATCTACATCCACTCTACACTTGCTGATAATCCTCACATCGACCCAACTTATGCACAGTCTTTAGAAGCATTACCAGAAGCTGAGAAGAAGGCAAAGAAATACGGGGATTGGGATTCATATCTTGGACAGGTATTCGATGAGTTCCGTGATAGATTATATCCCGACGAACCAACGAATGCTGTTCATAAGATAGCACCATTCGATATACCAAGTTGGTGGCTCAAAATCGTAACAATCGATTGGGGCTACGCTGCGATGAACTATGTTACCTATACTGCAATATCACCAATGCGACGGGTATACACTTATCGAGAGCAATTTTGGTTAAAGACTAAGATTGCTGAATGGGGGCCACTAGTTAGGGCATACATCGAGAAGGAAGACCCTAAAATAATTATTGTATGTAAGTCTGCTTCACAAGACCGAGGACAGGAACATACAATCCAGTCTGATATCGAATTAGCTCTTGGTCGAAGTATTGAGCTAAGTAGTAATTCAAAAGGTAGTCGTGTAGACGGCAAGATGCTAGTCCACGAATATCTTAGATGGAAGCAAAAGCCACAACTACCCGCGCAAGAAATACCGCCATACTCGGAAGAGATGGCAATGTGGATTTACCGTAATAAAGGACAAATTTCTTACGAGAATTATTTAGCACTATATCATCCCCCCGAAGAGGAAATTAATCTTCCTAAGTGGCAAATATTTTGTTGCGATGAAGAACAGCATGAAGGACACGAATTTTGTTGTCCTACCATGATTGAAGGAATCAAGGCTTGCACATACGACAAGCCAAAGAATGATAAACCAGCAGAAGATGTAGCAGAGTTTCCAGGGGATGACCCTTACGATAACGCTCGTTACATGCTGGACCGGGTTGAAAGATACTTTGAAGAAGCAGCAGAAGAATTTGAAAAGATTCAGAAGCAAGAAGAACTTCTTCAAAAATTACTAAATTCACAGGACTGGACGGCCTTCTATCGTAACATGAAGGTCAATGAGAAAACGAATATCGGTCCTGCTCCAATGGTAAGATATAGGAGACACTAATGTGGTTAATTAAATGGATTAAAGAATATCAAACAATGAAACTAGAACTTCAGGAACGTAGACAAGCTCTTAGAGTTTGTGAATCCTGCGAAACACTGAAGCACCAGCTAGAAATAGTGAATCACAATAATAGAGAACTAGTCGCACAAATACTGAAGGAAGACCCTATAGAGACTCCGGTAGAACGAAATCTTCAACCTATACTTCCTAAGCGTCATGTTCCCTGGTCTGTGAGACGACAGGAGCTAGAAGCTAACGACAGAGCTACTGCACAACTAAAGCGTCAACAGGCCGAAGAGATTAGACCAACTGCTGTAGATAGTCCACAAATAGAAGAACTAGAAGCTGACGTATTAGGGGCGACACAAGCAAAAGCAGGTATCTAATTAGATGCCACAAGATGTAAGTCCATCACAGGCTGCACAGCAGAAGATGCTCTCTAAACAGGGACCATCTATGCGTGCGCCTACTAAGATGGAGCGCGCCGGTAATATCCTTCGCAGTGTATATGAAGGTGCGGCGCAACAGCCTATTGTTCGTATTGCGGACATGCTAGGTTTGAGTGATATCGGTGGAATAGTCCGTAATTGGGATGCTCCGCCTACTATGAAACATGGAGCTATGCCTGCTGGCCCATTTAAACTAGGGAATAAATCTATTCAACTATTGGATGATGCTATAGGACCAGCAGCTAATGCGTCTGGGGAATCTATGGCTTCAATAGAAGCACTAAACAGAATGAAAGGAATGAAGAATCGTGGAGAACGTTATGTAGTTCGTCGTGGTGGAACTACTAGAGATTTGATTGGTCCAGAAGCTGTAGATTATTCTCCAAGACCTGGTGAGGAATATGGTGTCATGGGAAGTGATAATCTCTTCAGACTTCTACAGAGAGGCGGTAGATAATGTTCCGTTTCTCTCATATGTTCAATACTGGTCCTTCTCAGATGTGGATGCGTCAAAACATACCACGCGCGATTGAGGGGGAAGAACAGCAACCAATGCAAGCCGCTGTCAATCCAGTAATGGCTATTCCAAATAGTATTCGTCAGTTTCAATTGGGAATGGCTGACGAAAGAAATCTAGGAATGCTACGGTCCTTATACGGTCTAGACCAGAACGTTAACGTGAAGGGTCGAAAGTATGCCCGCTAAATCAGGAAAGCAATATCGTTTCATGCAGGCGATGGCGCATGGCGATAAAAAGAAGGGCGTAGACACTGGTCCTTCAAAGAAAGTCGCAAAGGAGTTTATCGATAAGACTCCTAAAGACAAACGCAAGAAATTCTCGCGTAAGGGCTAATGCCTAAGAAATATTCGGAAGAAATACAAACTCTCCTTAAGACCGTTGTAGACCATTACAACGATGAGGACCGTGCTGTCCGTGAAATGCAAATACGCCAATGGCGTAGACTAAAGTTAATGTGGGAGGGTTTCGTCAATACTTGGTATAGTGAAGTCGCACATGATTGGCGTATCTGGGACCAGCAAACTGATGATTCGTCAACTGACCAAGGCTACTATGACAAACCAGTCAATGTATTCCGTGCCTATTTGGAAACGATTATCGCTGCTCTTTCTGTTACTGTTCCTCCTGTTACCTGTTATCCTGATGACGCTGATTCGCCGCTTGACCTACTTACTGCAAAAACTGGAGACAAGATTGCGTCGTTAGTTTACAGACATAATGATGTAAGTCTTCTGTGGCTTCATGCTCTTTTCATCTATTGCACTGAAGGTATGACTGCATGTTATTCATATCCTAAAGAAGATGAGAGTTACGGAACATACGAAGAAAAGAAATACGAAGACTATCCCGAGGACCATCAACTTTCCACTTGTCCGAACTGTGGCTATGAACTGGAAGACACTATTCTAAATAAGGATGAACTTGAAGATGAATTCATGCCTTATGAAGAAACTGATACAGAACTGACAGCACAGACTGAGGACCTCATGCCTCTTGACCCATCTATGATGGACATGTGTCCATCGTGTGGGGGGCAAATCATTCCTTCGCTTGAAGAAAAGACTTTCATTGTAACTCGTCTCGTTGGAGTTACACAGAAGGTAAAGACGCGAATCTGTCTGGAAAGTTATGGCGGATTATATGTCAAGGTAAACGCGCAGGCGCGCCGACAGGAAGAAACACCATATCTGTTCTACTGTTACGAAACTAACTCTGCAAACGCAATCGAAAAATTTCCGCATTTGCATGGTTCCAAGTTTGACTATCCTGCTGTCTTGAAAAGTCAAGGAGCGTATGATGCCTACGAACAATGGGGAAGACTCCCCTTTTCGTATATGGGCGCTTATCCTGACGATTCTGTTACTATTAGGAACTGTTGGTTGCGGCCTGCTGCTTTCAATTACCTTGCGGAGGATGATGCCAAGAGATTAAAGAAAGAATTTCCAAAGGGAGTTAAGGTAGTCTTTGTTAACGAAGACTATGCAATGGCAGAACCAGAAGTCTTAGATGACTGCTGGACTATTGTTTATAATCCATTGGCCGATTTCATTCACTTCGAACCACTTGGATTACTGCTTGTTAGTATTCAGGAAATTACTCAGGATATTATTTCTCTTACTGTTCAAACTATGGAACATGGAATAGCTCAAACTTTCATTGACCCCGAAGTTGTAAACTTCGACCAATATCGACAAACTGAATCTATACCTGGCGGCATTTATCCTGCGAAACCTAAGTCTGGTAAGTCACTTACGGAATCCTTCCACGAAGTAAAAACGGCTACTCTTTCTCAAGAGATTATGCCGTTTGCTGATAAAGTTCAATCTCTCGCTCAATTAGTAGTTGGTGCTCTACCATCATTGTTTGGTGGACAGATGGCCGATACTAGAACTGCATCTGAATACGCAATGTCACGTAGTCAAGCACTTCAAAGACTACAAAATACTTGGAAAATGTTTACCGCATGGTGGAGAGTCATCTTTGGTAAGGTGATTCCTATGTATATGCGAGAACTACAGGACCACGACGAACGATGGGTTGAAAAGAATCAACACGGTAAATTCGAAAACGTGTTTATTCGTCGTGCGGAAATGGAAGGAAAGATTGGTC